ATCTAAGGATGCACCTGTAAGAACTCCTGCAACTGTAAGTGTAGAGGCCATATCAACAGCACCGTCAATATCTACTACGTCTAGGTTGGTAGTACCGTCTACGTCTATGTCACCTGAGATATCTAAGGATGCACCTGTAAGAACTCCTGCAACTGTAAGTGTAGAGGCCATATCAACAGCGCCATCAATGTCCACGACATCTAAGTTAGTTACACCGTCTACGTCTATGTTACCTGAGATGTCTAAGGAAGCAGCTATAATCTCACCGCTAGCGTTTATCGCACCGTTAATGTCTATTGTAGTAGCGGCTATTTGTATTTCAGTATCGGCAACTATGTCTAACTGACCATCTGCCGATGAGTTGATGAATATACCGGTGTCACGAAATTGTATCTTTTGGTCTGTAGCTGTAGTGTTTCCGTTAGCTAAAACTTCAGTTAGTGTGTCTACTGTTCCAACTTGGCTATCTACGTATGCTTTAATAGATTGCTGCGTCGCTAACGCTGTAGCGCTGTTTCCTGACATATTGTCTTGGTCGAGAATGTCTGTAATAGCAACTGAACCTGTACCTGATAGACTATTAAACTCTACTGCAGCTAAGTCAGTGTTACCCGCAGCAGTGAGTGTGCCGCTAACATCTAAGTTAGCATTAACATCTACCAGTGTAGCGTTAAGCTCAATCTCATCTGTAGCATTAATATCCAGTGTGGTGGCATTAGGTGCATTAATAAACTGAGACGCATCGTTAAACTGAAGTGCCATCGTGCTGTTTAACAACAGACCCGTGTTGTGTACGTGAGTCAGTGTTACGTCTTTATCTGCGCCGAGACCTAAAACTGCTCCATCAGACTGCATTGTTATATCGTCATCTACAAACAGATCAGGTACTGCTAAGTCTTGCATAAGGTCAAATACAGCCCCTGCACCCCCCACCCCATTAGTACCGATTATCTTAACTTGCCCAGCAAGCACTGCTACGTTGGCTCCAGAACCTTGAGAGAACGTCAGTGTGTGAGATGTTGTATTTTCTACCATCCAGACTTTAGATACAGTGTTAGGAGCAAGAGTTACCGTACAAGCTTGGCCACCACCAGTTAACTTTAAGTACAGTGACCGCGCTTCATCCGCCACTCCATCTGCTAATGTTATTGTATGTGCCGACGCGTTAGGTACTGCTTCTCCGGTAGCGCTATACCCGAATGATTGTGCAACCAACTCAAGGTTTGTGTTTGTTGTTACTCCCCAAGTACCAGACTGTTCACCTGTTCCTATTTCTTGGAGCCTAAGATCATTTTCGTATGTGCTTGCCATGTTATAAACCTTTATCCGATTCGAATTATAGCGGTAGAAGCCGCCGCTGCTGGGAATGTGACTGCGAATGTGCTTGAGTTAGAAGACTTATCTGACCCAAAATCTAATACTGCTACTGCAGGGTTTGTCCCTCCAGCGGAGTATATCAACGCCCCCCGCGCAGTTAATGTTGAATTAGCCCACGTAGCGTCAGTAAAATCTACGTACGCAGTAGTTTCAGAAGTGGCAGTGGTAGGAGTTATTGCAACTCCACCTGCAGTGTAACCTGTACCGACTACTTCGTTTGTTGTTATATATGCAGTAGTTTCTGCGTTTAACGTTGCACTAGAGGTATACAACGCAATCTTAAACGTCTGACTGGTATCAGAGCTAAAGTCCATTGTACCGTCAAGCAACGCAAGTTTCGCGGAAGTACAGGTAAAATTACCAGTAAAAGCCATTAGTTCCCCCTGTTAACAGGTATACGCGTCTGCCCTGAGCGGTACGCATCTCTACGTAGTTTACCATTAGACAGCTCCATTAACAAGGTTACAGCTTGTAAGTAAAGCTTTTCGTAGTTCGTAATAACGTCTGGCTCACCCTTTTGGAAACGTATTGCTTCAATAAGAGCGCCATTAAGTAAAGCCGCACTGGCGTTATCACCGAGCCATGATGTACTTGCAGTTACAATAGACGGTGGGTAAGCGCCATAAACGTGTTCAAGTTCATAGTTAGAGTTTGGTGTTGGGACTAGCTCAATCTGCGTCGCGCTATATTCCGCATAAAACTTAGGTATTCCATAATGCGCACTTGTGTTAATCGGATACGCTTCACGTAAGAAATTAACATCCTTGTTTAACAAGTAAGTATACGTGCCATTGTTTATGATAGCTATACTGTATGTGTATAAGTAATCGTCGGGTAGCGTGTACAATTTGTTTGTGTTTGCTACTGGCCCGTCGTCTACTTTACGTAACGCTGGGATGTCTACCGTTTGTAACAGCTTCTCTTCCGCTTGCTGCGTAAACATAGCGAGTTGGTCAGCGGTGAAAGATGTTTCACATATATCTTCTATATTTGTTTTAAGCGAAGCGTAGTTCATTGATTACCCCATTGGCCCTCTTGCGAAAAGTCCGTTAATAGCAGCGCCTGTACCGCGTATCTTGGTTTCATTAACTTTACCGCCTGCAGCGTAGCCTTTTTTAGCCATACCACCTTTTTTAAAAACGCCACGACCTTTTAATACGTCAGCTTGTGTTACCTTACCATCTCCGGTCAGGTCAGTTAGTTTCTTAGCCATAATGCACCTCCTATGTAGTTGTTACAGTCACGTCGCCTATAGAGACTACCATTTCTAAGTTATTAGTGGTTAACTCGTAAACGTTATTCCCATCACCAACAGGGTTCCAACCCCATTGAATATTTCTACTACTACCATATCCTGCAAAATCAGGACGTGGATCACGTACTGCCTGTGGGTCGTTAACCGGAAATTCCCCTAGTTTGTTTTGGGGGTGGTCACCGTTCCAACACTCACGACAGGCTTTTATATTAGTATCTTTACCTTTTGTTACGATTTTACGCAACTCTTTTAGTTTGTAACGAAACCCACAGACGTCACATTCCGCTATTGTTTTTTTAGCAGAGGCAAATCTGTTTGTCATAGTTACACCACACTTATTCTAGGTACAAAACGAGCCGAGGTCTTCTCTCGGTCTTCTGAAGCTGCCATATCAAATTGTTCATCGTATACGGCCTTTAACATCTGCACACGATCTACCAACTCAGGAACCTTCATAGCAATATGGTACGCTAACCCTGCAACGAGGCACGGGTAGAACCGAAAGTTCATATCTGCAGTCTGCGCACCGCTGCCTGCGTCTTCAATTCGTCGCATGCGGTAATATTTAAATATGTAATCATTGCGGTCTGGTACAGGCCACAAGTTAATAGTCGGCGCTGCAGCTAACCGTTCTACCCAAACTTGTATCGGACGTCCTTCTGTTAACTTGCTAGGTATAGACGCGTACGTGGATACACTAACTCTGTTTATGGTAAGGTCCGATTGTGTCGAAACGTTGCCGTTGTTAGTGCGGATTACGTGTTCGAGTAAATCTATAGTGTCTGCTGGTAAGGCGTACTCTGACGTACCCTTCACAAGGTTTATAGTGCCCTCGTCGATAGTCCACATATTTATGCCACGGTTCTGCCATTCTATGGTCATCAAGTTCATAGACCGTCTGGCAGTGCGCAGATCATACCCAGACCGCATCTCACGACCCGCGCGTTCCCACGCTTCTTCGGCAATCTCCGTGAACTCCATATCAAACGCTGTTGTGCCTGATGTAGCCATGATTTGGTCCTCTTACGTGTACAACGTTTCTTTGCGTCGGTCTTCCATTACTGCCCCACAGCCTCGTGCTATGTCGCGTTTTCGTCTAGCTAGACCACCACCGTTGAGCTTTACCACCGCTGGCTTAGTATTCTTTACTACAGTTTTACCTGCAGCGCCTGCACGTTTCTTCTTCTTAGCAGTGGCGGCACGTTGACCTTGGCTTAGACTGTTAGCTTTACTGCGCGGCAAGCAACGATCAGGGTTCTTCTTATCTTTAGAAGTCCCGCACGCGCCTTTTATCTTACCGTCAGTACCAACCCTAACCCAGTCTTGGTCCCGCCACTTCTTCAGATCACCCATTACTTCTTCTTTCTAGGAGTGCGGACCATCTTTTTTAACGTACTAGCTTGCGCCGCATGTAGTTTAGAGGCTTTCTTTAAGCCTTTTACAACCTTTTTGACTTTCTTCCTGTTGCCGTTAGTCAACGTCATTTTTTCTTCCCCTTGCTACCTTTAGCATAGTTTGGGTCTTTGCAGTATTTAGACGCAGCCATATTGGCATAAGCACTGGGGTAAGTATCAAAAGTGCGTTTTGCCCAAGATTTACCTTTTGCACATATCTTACCGCCAGACTTATAATACGTACGCATAGCTACCTCATCTTTGCTGGACGTACACCGCGCTGGGCAATACCTGCACCGCGTACTTTAGACTTACCGCCCATTTTACCACCTTTAGCTTTACCTTTTTTGGTTAGGCCGCCAGCTTTAAAGCCTTTCTTAGCCATGCCACCTGCTGCGTAACCTTTTTTAGTCATGCCTCCAGCTTTCATCTTTTTGACATTGCCACCTTTTTTCATCATAGAAGGCATATTCATACGATCTTCTTCGCGGTTCTTTTTATCAATTACTGCATTAGACTCATCCATCAAACGCTTTTCTGTTGCCCTAGTCAGCTCGTTGTCGGGGCGTTGTCTTTTGCTGGAACCCGGCATTTGGGTTATAGATTTTTTATCCTTGAGCAGTTTATCCAGCGACGGCTTCGTCAGCTTCCCACCTGCGGCAAACCCTTTTTTCTTCATGCCACCTGCGGCAAACCCTTTTTTCTTCATCTTCATAGTTTTATTCCTTGTATAAGTTGTTAAACACGCGTTCCGTATCCCAAACATATCCTACGTCTTCTTTAGAATTGTAGGTGTGTTGGTTTGGTTTAAAGTCTGGAGCGCCTTGCCCTGTCTCAAACCATGCAGGGTGCGTTACACGAACCCGATTATTTGGTAATGCTACTATGTTACCTGTATACTCTCCAGCGTCTAATAATTCAAGTACGTGACTTTGCTTGTGC